AACTAATCCATAGCAATCGTAAATGCCATAAATCCAAGGTCGCTCAAGGTAAGGAGCATTGCCAGTAGGGTCCATGAAGTGCCAGGAATTTGCAGGCAAGCAATACATCACCCATGGTTCGTTGATTTGCTTGCACGACATAATATCGTGGCGGCTAAATTTATCCTCCGAAAAATATAAATGACTGTGAAAAATTGCTTCTATTCCGAATGGCTCAATTCGCGCATAATCCTCGGCGGAAATAGCAAAATGTTCCGATGGAGAAGAATGTAAATTTTCACATGGCCAGTATTTCCCGCCTGCGATAATTCCACAAACTTCTTGATTCTCATGCTGCCTTGCATGAGCCACCATTTCTTGTTTAAGCTCTTGCCAGCTCATTGCCTGCCCCTAATTGCGCCAGGGAATCCTCCGAATGGTAGCGACTGATTAGGAAATCTCAATTGGCAACTACTAACACGTTTGCCGCAAATATCTTCGCTCAAAACTGCCGTTGGCGTATCATCTACTTTCGCCACTGCTCCTCCTGTGTAGCCACATTCACTGCTCCTATATTTCCACTGACAATAATTTTGCGTAATGATACGTCGAGGAAGAGAGAGTCCTTCAAGATCAAAAATACTTGCCAATTGCCAGGTAATGGTCAGCGCGTTTTCGGCGGTTTTGCGCTCAATAAAAAAGATATCAATGGGAAATTCCTGAGTGGAATCTGCTGTGGGTTCACCATCAAGATATTTGCCAAGAGTGCGACGCCTTGTGACTTTTGCCCCTACCAAATCATCAAAACTATCGACAACCTGTGTAAAAGTGCCGAGAACATTGGCTACTGTTAGCGTTGGCTGAGCAATTTGACCAGTGGTGTTTTTCTCGTAGCCGGATGAGAGAATTGGCAGCGGCTCGTATGTATTTCCCTTCCATTGAATCTTTGTACCATTTGGCTTGATTTGATTGGTGAAATAAAATTTATCATTTACGTCACCAGTAATTGGCTCAAGATCGAGATCAAACATCTCGACAATTCCATCGTGCCAACTTTTTACAACGTCTTCTTCAAGGCTCATAGGTCGTATGCTCGTTTCACTCTGAACGAGAAAACATTAGCATCCTTACCTTGGGATTGCCACGTCCAGTTATTTCCATCAAGGCGATATTTGTATACTTGCGTATCGTTCTTGAATTTCGCAAAAAATGTATTCCCTTGAAGAGCTGTTAGCCCGCTTTCAATCGCAACGGCTTGAGCATCTGATAAAGGCAGAGTTTCAATGGCGTAGAAATAATCTTGGCTATTGATACCATCGGGAGAGTTCTGTTCATAGCCATCTCCAAACTGCACATTCTTTACTCTTGACCTGCGCTCCAAGCTTAAAGTGTCCACACATGGAATATCTGTGGTGTTGGCCATTGTTTCGGCCATGGTAAACGTACACACATAGGCATCTTCTCCCTCTGGGCTCCACTTCCATTCATAAGGCTGCAGTCTGTATAGAACAGGAGACTGATCGAGATATATTTGCGAATAAAAGGAGGAGCCACTAAGAGTGGTAAGCGTATTGTTGAGGCCAATAGCAGATGCTTTCGACATTGGTTTTGTCGTTACATCCACTTGCTTCATCGAACGGACGTTACCAGAGGCAATGGCGGTTCCTGAAGTCGTGGCAAGCCTGAACAGATGAGCTGACACCTGCTGCGCCTGAGACTGCCCATAGTCAATGGCAAATTCAACAGTGGGCTCATAAACGCGCTCAACGGCAAGAGTAAAAATATTTGCAGTGGGACCAATTACTTGCCAATCCCACGTGTCGTCTACAATGCGATATTTATATTGTTGGTCATCAAAATAAAATCTGCTATAAAAATACGACCCCTTTAGTGCTCTTAATGAATTATCAAGGCTTACGGCAACATCATTTCCAATGGGAACGGTCGTAATTTCATAGGCAGTAATGCCAATCTCATTAGAAGAGGGAGTAGCGCCACTGCTAGTAGTAGAAATTTTAATCCGCTCGCCATAAGCGCTTCGTCGTGCCGTAAAGCCATATTCACACGGAAAGGCAAAAGTAGGTTGAACCATAATTACCTCCGCGAGAGCAGGCCACCAGGCCGCAGTTCATTCACAATTACTTGCTTAACGGCACCTTCCATCTTTCTGCCAAGATCAGAAGCTCCAGTGCCAGACATGCTTGATTGTGTCTGACCATTACCGTTTACATTAATAACAATGTTAGTCGATATATCGCCAGCGCCGTTACTGCCAAGCTCCACAGGAATGCTCTTGCCATCAGGAAGGGGAACTACTGCCTCATTGAAGCGGCCCTCTCCTACGAGACCCAGCGTGGGGCCTGTGACGACGCCTCCATCTGCAAATAGCTTGATGCCAGAGAATGCCGTCGATGCGTTGGACACGCCCCCAAAAGCACCAGAGAGATTTGGTGCGCCAGCGGCGCCAAAAGCAGCACCCGGCGAAAGCGCAGAGCCGCTGAAGATTGAAGAATTAAATGATGGACCAGAAGCGCCAAATGCCCCAGCAAATCCTCCTGCTACAGGCGTAAGTAAGCTTTGAACCAAGCCAAGCATTTGCATCTGTATCCATTTCTGGATCATCTGCGCTGCCATGTCAAGGAATGAATCTGCGACGCGCTGGAAGAAACTGGAAAGCGCTTGTTGCGCAGTTTGAGCACCACTAATTGTGTCCTTGAAAGATTGGGCAAAAGAAGAACCAATTGCTTCCGCCCCAAAAACCACAAGCCCTTGAGTGCTAGCAAGAGCTTTAAGTTCATCTCTTGCATTCTTGATTGCTTGAGCCATTTCAGCAAATGGCTTAGCTGCATCAATCTGTTCCGCCAGCGCCGTTAAACCACTCCTGATCTGAGGCGACAGATTGCTCCAGTCAGAGCCAAGTTTTAAAATTATTTCGTCAATAGTCTTTATATCTTTCCCCGCATTTTTTAGTTCCGCAAGTTGAGAGCGAAGATCGGTAAATACATTTTCTGTAATAGCTTTACTAGCTCGCAGTTGTTTTTGCTCTGGCGTTAAGCCTTCAATGTCTCCTTTTAAATTCCCGAGAATAGTACGAGCCGCTCCCCCCTCTGGACGATTGCCTGCTAATTCGTTAACTTTTTTCAGCAGCTCATCAATGCGCTGTATGTCTGCAATTGCTTGCTTTTCAATATCAAAAAGAGCTTGCTCCAACGGAGTCTTGCCTGGAGCTTCTTGACCTTGGACTTTAAGTCGTAATTCGTCTGCTTCACTCTTTATTTTTGCAATATTTTTAATCGTTTCACCCCATTCATCATTTGCCTCTTGGACAAGCTTTTGATATTCAAGCGTCGCCACTGCAATAGCTTTTGCCTGAATTTCTCCAGTCTTGGTTGAGCGAATATCTTGCAACGTTAGTTTCAGTATCTCTTTTGCAACTGAAACCTTGGCCTCTAATTTTGTTAATGAATCTTTCCCAATGACACCAAGTGCAGCCTGAAGTTCTACTTCTCTTTGGGCGAGTTGGTTTAACTCACTCGCCTCTTTAATTTTCTGCTTTTTGAGCTTTTCGTCGTCCCCAGTTCTTTCTAGGGGCATTCCAGCACCTAGACCGCCAAAGGTAAGATTTTGTGGGCCTGTTGCAACTGACCGTTGATAGGCGGCTTCTCCACCAGCAGCCAAGAAAGCTTTTCGTGCTGCGTCAAATTCCGCGAACTGGCGGCGCAGTTCACCACCAGCAGCAGTGCGCTCACCGCCTTGCCCAGTAGGACGCTGTTTTCCTTCGACCGCTGCAGCAGCCCTGTCATATCTCGCCTTAAGCTCTCCAATATTGGCAAGGCCAACGGCTTGGCGAATCTGAGAGAATAACCACTGAAAGCCCTCGCCAATCTTGACCAAGAATTTGCCAAGAATCCCGAGTAATTGACCAAAAACTTTTCCAATGGGGGTAATAATTGTCTTCCAATCTTCTACGAATTGCTTGATAAACTTCTGATTCTCTTTGACGAAATTTGTAATGCCTTTAACGATATATGTCAAGGTATCTTGGATTTGAGCGCCAGTGCTTCCAAATGTGGCGCCAATTGTTCTTTGCATTTCTTCAAATGCAACCTGCAAGCGCTGGCCGGCGTACTCTGGAGCAGTTGCTAGCTGCTCGCTAAATTTTGCGTAATCCTCATAGTTCTTTTTCGCAAATTCAATGAAATCTTTAATGCCAACCTTCCCATCCTCAAGAGCCTTTTGAAGCTCCTCGAAGCTCATCTTGTTTGCTTGTGCAAACTTGACTACAGCTCCTGGGAAACGCTCACCTAATTGACCACGAAGTTCCTCGGCCTGCACGCCACCCTTAGAGAAAATTTGAACGACGGCCCTCATTGCACCGTCTAAATCTTCAAGGCTGCCTCCAGTCGCCATGACGGCAAGAGCAGTGCCCTCAAGAATTTGTTGCGTATCCTGAACGGAAAGATTGTATTCCTTGGTATTAGCTCTTAACTGAGTAAAGAATTTTGTTGTTTGATCAAGAGGCATCAAAAGCTTCTGGCTTGAAGCTTCAATTGCTGCTTGTGCACTTGCAAAATCCTGGGCATCAACTGACGCTTGAGCTAGGCCCCTCTGGAGCCTTTGCAGATTAGCTGCCTGTGCCGTGACACCAGCCAAGCTTCTGCCAATAGTGTCCACTGCTTGGCCGATAGCTGCACCAGTAAAGGCGCCAGGCACACCTCCAGCAAGACCGCCTACGACGCCTCCTAATGCGCTTCCGACGCCGCCACCAAGACCGCCACCGTAAAGAAAAGCTCCACCGGCAGCGCCAAGACGACTACTTACGTTTGTAGGACGCTGCTTGCGACGGATAATTTCAAGATTTTTTTCTGTATTAAGGATTTCTCGGTTAAGTTTTTTCCACTCCGGTGTATCGGGGCGTATTAAACGTGCTTCTTTTTGTAAATTTTTTAAACGATCTTCAAAGTAAGCAAGAGAAGCTTTTTCAGGCTGAATTTTTAGTTCAAATTCCTCTTTGTATGCTGGACTGCCAGGAAAATCGGCGCCACCACGAATTGGACTCGCAACCTCAGGGATAGCCCCTTCGGATCCCATGCCCGCACGAAATTCCATGATCGCACGCTGTTGCGCCTGGATTTTATTACGCGCAGATACAGCAGCACTTAAACGCCTGTCCCAGTCATCAAGCTCTGCTTGATAGTTTTTATTGCGAAGTCGATCTTCTTCCGCAAGTTGATCTTGTGCAAGCTTAAGGATGTCGTTGTGGTATTTTTCTCCAGCTTTTAACGCTTTTCCATAAATTTGATATTGACTCTCAATGGCACGCCCAAGATTGCGATATGCCCTATCAAGATTGACAACTGCAGATTGAGCGTCGGACAGCTCTTTTTTGAGGGAACTTAAATCGCCGGCGGCTTTCTTAAAGCTTTCGGCCCCAATCTCAGAATTGTTGAATTCTTTAGTGACCTCCTTAATAGCTTTTTGGAGGTCAGAAATACTTCTGCCAGCGCGCGAAGTATCAGCAGAAAATTCAAGCCTGTACTCAGCCATTGTTCCGAATCTCCGCGACGATTAAAGAATCAACAATTTGAGGAAGTCTTGCAATGGCATTGTCCGTAAATGGCCTTGCTGGCATTCGCACGCCTCCTTTGCTCACATATCCATCGTGTACATATAGCGCATAATCTTTGCGCTCACCATCTCTATCTTTACCCGTCCATTGAAAAACGGTTCTCTCGCGTCCAAAATCCTCACGACGTTGACTAGCCAAGAGTCCACCAAGATCAACGATGTCACGACTTGTTCCAGCAACGCTGCCATTTTGCCGCTTGGTAGCACCAGGCCAGTCCCATTTAATTGTAGTAATTTCATTCCTGAAATCTTCTTCAGCCCAGTCCATTGCCTTGAGAAAAATTTCCCCAAAGGCATTTTCAAGCCTTACAAGACGATTGGTAATATTGTCTTGAACAGGCATTGTAGTGCATGTTGATTTATTTGAAGTCTAACCAAGCTCTGCCCCAATCATGCCAATAACTGCAGGTGGCATGCGTTCATGTTTTAGTGCCCACTTTATTGCCGCAATAGTGGAATCCTTGATTTGTTTTTCTGTCTTAATTAATTCGTATGGCAAAAATTCTTCAATGCCGACAGTTTTATTTTTTCCACCGAGCGCTCCATATACAAGGCAGGCAAGTTTTGCTGTACCAATAGTTAATGAATTAACCCTTTGTTGTTCCTGTTTTGAAAAATATTCAATGGAGGAACGAAGAAATAAAACTGGAAGCTTTCCAAAGCTGGAAGCATGAAATAGCGGATCGCTTATTCCGAATGCGGCCACGCGAAAATACAATTCGTCCCACCTAGTAGCCTGCTCTATAGCCTGTTCGCATAACTGCTCAATGCGGTCAAGATAGGCTACTTTGGGTCTTCGTTTTCTCCTTCTTCTGCTTCTTCATTAGTCCTAGCATCTTCTTTCGCCATGAAAACTTCCACTTCAAGCATTAATGCTTGCGTAAGTTTCTGAGTGTCTTCATTGCTCCAGTCAGGCGTTTGCTCCCATTTTTTGCCAGTAAAAACTTCGCCTCGGTTTTTGAAAAACAAAGTAACCAGCTCTTCTAGTTGCTCGCGTCCAGATGGCGTTAACGACATCAGCAGATTGATATCCTCTGTAAACTCCTGCATTACTTCTGCTCGCTCGGTAGAACCGTTTTGCAGGATTTCAAAAGCTTCTTCTTCTGCAATATTTTTTGCTGCCGCAATTTTACGGGCCAAGCGAATTGCTTGAAGACTGAATTGAGCACGCTTTTTGTTTTGCTCTTCCCTGCACCAAGCTTCTTCGGTCAGCCAACTTCCATAACGACGCAAGCGAAGCCTTTCGCCAATATTGACGTATTCCGCATTGCTCAGCAGGAAGAAATCAGAATATTTACTCATAAGTTGCTCTTTACAAGCAGGGGAAGTCTAGCGTTTAAAACTCGCAAAGGAATTTGACTAGAAACTGCTTTGGGCGAAACACCAATTCGAGCATTCTTGCCATCCATCTCAATCTCGACGCTTGAATCGCATCCAGCCAGGTAGCATGCCAATCCAGCTTTTAATCCATCTTCGTTAATCTCAACGTCGAATAACCA